ATATTATCAGGAATATCTGTGATAAGTTTTTCTTTGTATAATTTTTGAATATAAGAAAAATTAATTTTAGTTATATTATCATGCATTTATAATATACAATATTATTTTATTAATCTTATATGTGAATAAAAATTGATTAATATTTAAGGGTTAACTAAGTATAATAGTCAAAAATTTAATATGATGTGGTATTCTGGAAATCATATTAATGATATTTTACAACAGCACAATAATAATTTTGTAGAAGATCTAGAAAAGATATATCAAACATATTCTATATATAGAGCAATTATTATTACAGATATTAAAACAGAACAAGAATATACTGAATTACTAGAACAATATAATCACTCTGTGCGTGTAATTAATACAATTACAGATCAAGATTATGATAATATAGATGATCGTATTTTGCTAATGAATTATGAAGTATTTAATAACTTTATGGACTACTTTGATTATGATATCATTAACACATCTTTTAATCTTATAGCATATACATATGATATTAAAGATAATATTAAGAATAATCTAGTTTGTAAATATAATAAACTTACAAAAAATAATGCTAACAACACAATTATTATCTAAAATATATAATAGATAGACAAACCTTTTAAATGCTTAAAAAAGGAGGTAAAAATAATTATATATACGTGTTTTTTCTTGTTTTAGTGATATTCATTGCATCACTTTTATTAATGAGTGGTAATACAATTAAAGAGGCATTCACAACTTCTGCAAGTGCGCCTAAGGTAAAAATAGAATATTATTATAGCGATAGTTGCGGTCATTGTGTAAAATTTAATGAGAGCAAAATCTGGGATGAATTAGAAAAATCTAATTTCAAAAATGTAAGTTTACATAAGTATAATATAAATAAAATGCAAGCACGAGCAAATAAATTTAATATTAACTCAATACCTACTATAGTTGCTGTAGATGCTGCATCTGATACTGTAATAAATATTTTTAATGAGGAGAGAAGCCTTGATAATTTAAAAAAATTTATATCAAAATATTAATGTATTTTATGAAGGTGGGATCACAACATTATTTTCATTCATAATTACAACCAATTGATCTCTTAAAGTATTGTGATATCCATTTAAAAATTCCCACTCTTCTTCAAGTTTTTCCATTTCTTCCACATTCTTCATATTAATTTCCTTATCATCGTAATTTGACATTTTTTCTTCTAATTCTTTTTTCTGAGATTTGAGTTTTTCAAGTTGTCCTTCTAATGTACGAATATTACCAAGTGGTGTAGGAGTATTATTTTCAAATGATTTATTTTCTATATCTTTAGGCAAATTATTCATAAAATGAAATATTGACGAATTTCTTATATAATAATTTACCATTATATGACATAAAATATTATGTAATTGTTTTGTGAATATAATATTATATGTTGTTAGATATATTTTTGCATCAAATTACATCACAGTCAAGCAGTTGATATTTATTTAGTATATTCTTTTCTTTTTATTCTTATAGAGAACAGTTATGATTGATAGGAAATGTAGTTTGAACTCAATAAACAGTATATTAACAAGAGTTAGTATTTTAATATTAATAATGGTATTAATAGGTACTATATTATATTTCATTTACATAAAGAAAAATAGACTGTTTGAACAATATGAAAATGTAAATGTAACTAGAAAACCAATATCTTCATATACTCAGAATGAACAAGGAGGTGAATCTAGATGTACTTTTCCAAAATTCAAATATCCAGAAAATATGAATTTTAGAGATTGTCAAATATATTTTACAAGTAATATAGATAAATGTGATAGTGATAAAAGTTCAGATCCACATAATACATGCAAATATGTGTTTAATGGATGGAAAGAATTTGATAGTACTACTAATGAAAATGGTCAACAAATTCTTTATCCAAAAAAAATTTATAATAGAGATTATACCAATGATGTAGACATAATAAATGGTCCATTAGTAAATAAATGCTTTAAGCCATTTACATTAAATTCTGCTAAATCATTTGAATATGAAAATAATGAATTAGTAAATCACGATTGTAAAGGTACATTAGGAAGAACTGATTATGATACCAATTCATTTAATAATACTAAATATTCTTCTTTTAATTTTTTGAATGATACTAATCCATTAACAAATTATAATAATGTTGTAAGTAGCATATGTTCTGTTAGATATGCACCTTTAAAAGATTTAAACAATAAAAAATTTTACAAATTCGAATTGGATGCACAAAATGTAATTCAAAATATAAAAAAATGTAGTTTTAATAGTTATCAAAATGATTTGATAGTTGATAATACATTTAGTTTAAATAATTTTTTAACTAATAATACAGCTTATGGATTAGAATATAAAGAAGAAAATGGTGGAAAAAAATATTTTAATATATTTCAAGTTAGTTCATATCCACCGAAAACTGTAAATGTCTACACATTTAAATATAATTATCTATGTACAAATTCTCAAATAACATCATTTGATAAAAGGCAAAAACAAATACAAGTAAACAATTTTATCAATACTCCTACAATTCAAAATGCTACTATTTCATTAGATATTGATAATACATTAACATGGGATGACTATAAAAACCCTCAAAATATAGATACAAAAGTAGATAAAAGACAAAAAATAATAAATGACTTGAATTCAAAGATCAATGATATAAATACTAATATAGATAATTCATATTTAAATAGTATTGCACAACATACTGAAAATATTAAAACAAATAGAGATTTACATACTGCTGCAATTAAGAATATGAACGACTATAAACCTTCATCAATTAATGATGTTATAATTGATGTAAATAGAGAGGTTGTACCAAATACAAATAGATCATTTTTAAATTTAGGTATACGCAGAGGTATAATTTCTCAATCAAATGATTTTAGTAATTCGGATAATAGTTTATCTAATGAAAGTATTGTATACAATGGAAGAGGAAACTTAAAAAAAGGATTAATGATGTGGAAAATAAATGGATATTTTGATGATGTAACTGACCATATAACTGCAAATGTAAACACAAATAATATATTAAACTTTATACACGGTGTAACAGAATTTAATAATATAACTTATGCAACAACTAACAATATTGATAAGACTGGTTCTTTAGGACAACCAATAAATGCTCAAGAAACATACTCGATGATGTGGAAAGGAATATTTTATGCACATAAAGCTGGCTTATATAGATTTCTAACTATATCAGATGATGCTTCCTATGTAATATTAAATAATTCTGTTATTGTAAATAACGGAGGTCTACATGGTATGCAAGAAAGTCAGTCAGCTCCAATACAACTGGATGCCAATTCTTTAAATGAAATTATAATCTATTTTGGAGAAAATTATGGGGGTGATAATTTAGTTTTTGCATGGAAATATGAATACGGTGATTGGAATTATAATGGTAGCTTTAATAACAAAAATTATTTATGGCATTTTTGTGGTGATTGTCAAAAATGTAACAATAATTGTAATGATTCCGCAACTACTATGAATATTTCAAACAAAACATTACATCCAATACATCAAAATGGATTTTATTACTATGAACTCACTGATCCAAATGTTAATTATACATTAAACATCAAAGAAAAAATAGATAATTGTGAAGTTTTGGTTGTAGGTGGTGGTGGTAGTGGAGGTATTCGACATGGTGGAGGTGGTGGTGCTGGTGCACTAATGTATTCAAAGAGTGTATCATTTGAAGCAGGAAGTTACACTCTTAAAGTAGGCAAGGGGGGAACAACTAAAATAAATAGTAAATATATATACGACACTAGAAATCATGGAAATAATGGAGAAAATTCATATATAAAAAAAAATAAAAATAATACATTTTTATTTAATGCTCCAGGAGGTGGTGGTGGAAGTGGAGCTGGACAAGCTGGATTAAGTGGTGGTTCAAGTGGTGGTTCAAGTGGTGGATATACTCGCGTATCAAATGTACCCAAAAAAGCAAATGATAACAATGTATATGGTACCATAGGTGGAAGTGGTAGTCCTTCAGGACCTGAAAAAGCGTGGGCTGGAGGAGGTGGAGGTGGTGCAGGTGGTTTAGGTGGTAATGCAACCCAAAATACATATAATACTAATAATGCCGGCAATGGTGGTCCTGGCAAGATGATTAATATAACAGGTACAAATAAATATTATGCAGCAGGTGGTGGTGGCGGGTGTCATTCAGGTACTCCTGGAATGGGTGGTTCAGATATAGGAGGTAATGGAACAACATATACTAATATTGCAAAAAGCGGTAAAAATAATACTGGTTCTGGTGGTGGTGGATCTGGTTTTAATGGGGTTTGGAATGGAATACCTGGTGCAGGTGGTTCTGGGATAATCATATTAAAATTCAATAATAATTCATTTATTACAGAAAATCTTTTTAAACAAAAATCATCAGAAATAAATATAAATACTGTAATAGATTTATACAAATCATCAACTATAAGTTCACCATACAGTATACAAAATTATAGTTATAATAATCCATATAATCTAGAATTAAAAAGTAAAAAATTTAATTTAGTTAATATATGTTCATATATATATTTACAAAAAGGATATTACAGATTTTATGGACATTTAACAAATCAAAATTCATATTTCAAATCAGTATTAAGTATTAACAACAATAACACAAATAATTTTCACATTGTTCATATATTAAAAGGTATCAATAATGCACCAATGTCATATGAAGAGTATACAACAATAAAATATATAGAAATTAAAAAAGGAGGTTTTTACAAAATGCTATTTCAATATGTAGGGGAAAACAGTTCAATAAAAAATATTATATCTCAATTTAAAGTTTATGTATCTTACAGATCAACGGAATTACCAAATTTTACCATAGCAGTTTCATCATTAAATGTATTGAATAATGGTTCAAATTTAAATAATTATTTAAAAGTTATAAAACAAACATTAAATTTTATTAATTTAACAGATATGTCAGAATATTTATATTACGGATTTAATACATCATCAGAAGTATATAATATATTTTCAGATATCAAAAATAAAAACAATGATAATACATCGTTAGATATATTTAAAAATTACATTCATACCAACTATGACTTTTTCAAAATAAAACAATACGAAAAAATAGTATATGATAATGAACAAGAATTGATAAATATTGATAATCAAAAAAATAATAGAAAACAAACAGATACAGGCATTATAAATATAACATCAATAATCAATAAATTTCAAAACATTAATATGCAATCACATTTTCCTTCTGGTTCACAACCAGGGTTAAATAAAGTAGATATTTCTAATATTTTTACTCCAGTGGAAGACGCAAATACTAGAACACAGATGATTACAATGGAAAAAATTCAAAATAATAAAATAAATACAAATGATAATACATTATTTGGAAATGTTTCACAATATGCTGCGAAATCATTATATATTGAAGAATTTTAGAGTACATTGTTTAATTTATGTAATTTTTATGACAAACTTCATAAAAAGTTTGATAATATATACTTCTAGTATAAAAAAATGAAGGATATTAATAGTTATTTTTTCATATATCGATACGATGGATATTATTACATTTAATATGGTAAACAATGAACCGTGTATTATTAAAGAAATGATTTATAAAAGAGACGATATTGATATATTTGTATCAAAAGTAATTGAATTGTTTTCTAAAAAAGGAATGAGTGAAAAAGTTCTTATCAATTTCGTTCAAAAATATTCACAAACTATTTCTGAAGGGTCTGTTGAAAGAATAATAAAAACCAATGCAAATAAAGACACATCACAAAAGGTAATACAATATTATATGAATATATATTCCAATATGGAATCATTATCTATTGAAGATCAAAAAATGATAGAAGAAGAAAGTACGTTAAATGTAAAAAGAAATATTGTATTTGTGATATTATATGATATTGCAAAAGATATTAATATTACGTTTTGAAACTTTGTATATAAAATATTATTAATATAATAAAATATTGCGAGATATTAAAATGGGAGGAGGGTTATTACAATTAGTATTGGCAGGACAACAGGACCAATATATTACACAAAATCCACAACTTAGTTATTTCAAATATGCATACAAACGTCATACAAATTTTTCAATGGAAAGTATACCACTAACATTTCTTACAAATCCTTCACTAATACCTGAAGGAGACGATTTTTTCTATAGATGCGATATTAAACGTCATGGTGATTTACTAAGCAATTTATATTTTTGCTTTACACTACCAAATATATATTCTTCTGATAAATATAAATTTAGATGGATTGAAAATATAGGAAATATATTTATCAAAAAGGCTACTATAAATATCGGAGGTGTTGTAATAGATTCTCTTGTTGGAGAATGGCTTTCAATCTGGAATGAATTATCATTAAAAGATGATGGATCATACAATAGATTAGTAGGTCAAGTACCAGAATTAACATCTCCTACAATAGCCGATACAAGAGTTCGTATAAAAAACAATAGATTTGTATATATTTTTTATCCAACATCTGATTATTCAAAAGGTGATCCACCATCAATTAAAAGTAAAAGATTATATGTACCCTTGAATTTTTGGTTTACACGTAATCCTTCATTAGCACTACCTTTATTAAAATTACAAATGGCTGAAATATACATAACATTATATACAAGAAGTAGCGAAAAATTGTATCAAGTATGGTCAGATATATTAGATACATATGTTAGCCCTCAATATTATAATTTTTTACATAATGAAAGGATAAATATAAATACTTTTGCACCAAATATTGTTTTAAATCCATATATAGATGCAAATTATATATTTTTGGAAAATTCTGAAAGAGATAGTTTATTGTTAATGTCAAATTTTATAGATACAAAAAGCAACAAAAAAGGGATGCAATACATAATAGAGCAGATTAATGTAGCTACCGAAACAAGAGTATCATCAAAATCAAGTTCTAAATTTGATATAGATTTAAATATTCACAGACATGCAAAAGAAATTATATGGACATTGCGAAGAGATGACTATCAAAATTTTAATATATATAATAATTATACAGCATCTCCAACTTACAATGAATATAGCAAAATAATAACAAATGCAGCATTACTTTGGAATAAAACTAATTATCGCATAGATAAAGATGCTGATTATTTCGGATACTTGCAACCATATCAACATCATACAAATGTACCTAGAACAGGTATTTATTGTTATTCTTTTGCATTATTTCCTGAAAAAGTTAATCCAACTGGTTCTTATAATGGCTCTGTAATAAATACAATTTTAAGATTAGATATTGATGGCACTTATACAAATGGAGACATAAATGAAAAGCTAAGACTAAATAATAAAAATCAGTACGATTTTGATTATCTAGTAAATGTTTATACAATAACTCTTAATGTATTTGAGGTTATAGGAGGTGCTGCTGGATTAAAATTTGCATAATAGTTAAAATCTTTTTTATTTATCTATTTATAGAGAAGATGGATTTATTGCTATTAATTGTGATTTTATTAGCAGGTTTGTTAATCAAATATTTGATTGATACAATAAATTCTTTAAATAAAGAACTTAAAGAGATTAAAGAAAAATGCATTTCTAGTAATGGAGAATCATTTAGCATTAATACAAAAAATCCAACTGAATTATTTAATGCAAATTTAATTCAAAATCTAAAATATTTTAGAGATTATTTTGAAAATCGTAAAGACATATAAATAATATATGCATTTATATAATAAATGTTAGAAAATATATAAGGAATGCCTAGACGATCAAAATTAAAAACAGAAGAAATACAAACAGAAAAAAGTAAAAAAACTTTAATGAATACAATTGTAAAAGATGTTACAACAATTGAAAATGAAGATATAATTTTGCAATTACCTATATCCAATATACAATTAGAACAAATTAATGAAGAGAATAAGTCTAGTGATATAATTCGAGAACCATATGAACCAAATTGCTTTTACATAAGTGAAAATAATACATTTCAAAACATACAGGATAATATTATTGAAGATCAGTATAATATACAAGAAATTGGAACACCAACTTTTAATGAAGATATAATCAAAAGTACAAATAATTGCTATTGGTGTTGTCATTCTATTGAAAATAGAGTATATGGAATGCCTTATAAATATAATACAATAACAGATACATATACATTGTATGGGAATTTTTGTTCTTTAGAATGTGCAAATGCGTATAATTTTTCTATACATTGTGGGAGCGACAAGGTATGGGAAATTAATAGTTTTATTCAAATGTTAAGTAAACACTATGGATTTACACATCCAATTCGTCCAGCACCATCGCGATATTTACTGAAACTTTTTAATGGACCAATGAGTATTAGCGAATTTAGATCTGCACATGTAACAAATGATAAAACCCATCTTTTAAATTTACCACCAATGATATCTACTAATTTTAACTATGAAGTAATAAATACATCATATCTGAAAAACATAACAGACAATATGACTGTAATAAAAGGCAATAATATAAACTTAAAGAAACAACATATTAACACTATCGATAATAAATTAAATCTAGTTATGTCCTCATAAATATAAAAAAATGATATAAAGCTTTTATGATTTTCTTATATGCAACAAACATGAATGATGAAATTTATTTTTCACCGTATAGAATTTCCACAATAACGTGTAATGCAGATATTGGCGACAATATTAATTTGGATTTAGGTGTTTTATTTGATAATTTAAAAGTAGTTGAAGAACAAGAAGGATTAGTTTGGGTTCAATTTATAAAAGATAAGGAAGATATTAATAAAGGTCTTTATCCAAAAAAGAGAAGGAAGAGTAAAAAAAATGCAATGAAAAAAAATAGATTTGATAATCAAGTGACAGTTATTTATAGATTTAATGAAAAATATATTCCAAATGTAAAAATATTCAAGAACGGTAATATACAGCTCACAGGAATTAAAGAGGTATCGCATACCGAAATAATTGTTAACTTCATTATAAATGAAATATCTAGAATATATCATAATATAAATAAAAATATTATAGCAGACTACCATAATGAATATAATCTGATTTTGAAGTATCAAAATTTTAAAATAAGAATGATTAATACGGATTTCAAGGTATATCACGATAAAGAACTTACAAAAGGGTTTGAAATTAGACGAAAGGAAATACATAAATTATTTATAAGTAATATGTATAATAACAAATGTAGTTTTCAACCAGGTATCTATCAAGGTGTAAAACTTGAATATTTCTGGAATATTAATGATGCTATTAAAAATGGTATATGTAAATGTCCAACTCATTGTTATGGAAAAGGTACAGGAATGAAAAACGGTGATTGCAAAAAGGTAACAGGGGCATTATTTGAAAGTGGAAGTATTTTAATTACTGGCGGTATCACATTTGATCAAGTAAACGATACTTATAATTATATATGTGAATTTTTAAGAACACATAAAGAAATAATCAAAAAACCTCAGTTAAAATTACATTAATCAATATCTTGAACATAACATTCAAAATTGTATTCATCATCATTTTTTACATTATAAATATTATATAAATTGGTATTAACTGTATTATTTCCCGGTCTATTGTATGTAGGTATGTGATGTTTTGCGTAAAATTGCGAACAATATGCGACAGCATCTGGTTCTATACGTTCTGTTTTATAGTTATTTCCCCATGGTTTTTTATCAAATAAAACATCACCAGTATATAGTCCTGCATTTTTTAGAGGTTCTGGAGTAGGTACATTAGGATTATAGTCTAATAAAGAATATTCTAATTCTTTTTTCATTCTTCTATATACATATAAAGAATAAATTTGCTAATAAAATAAATGGATCCTAAAATAGATTTTAGTTATAGATCTGCAGATGATATACAAAAGGAACTAGATGAGAGAAAAAATAAAAGAACAAAAAAACATAATTTTGATTTTGTAAAAGATGGTTTAGATACTCAAGATATTCGTAATACTGTCAACAATATACGCAAATATATAGATGAAAACAAAAATAAGATATCATACGAAAAAATTTTGTCTAAACTTAACAAAGATCATGAATTTTTTGCCCAAAGATATCCTATGTTATTTTCTATGGTTACTAAACAGGAAGGGTTTGATTTATCTAGTTTAGAATATTTTCTTTCTATGCGAGATAGAATTATATCCAAAGAATTAACAGCAGACGAAGCATCAAAAAAGGTAGGGGAAGATTGGTTTAATAAATATGTAGATGTATCGAAAATGAATAAAGAGTAAATTATTTTTCTTATTATACAAAAAAAATGATATAAGATTATATAAGATATACTATCTTAGTTCTCAAACCATATTCTTTTATAATGTCCCATTCACACGATATGACTGATACATATTTCCCTACAAACCTTTATGATCTCATTAAAGAAACCTATAATGAATATGACAATAAGCATCAAGCAGAAACCTATGCAAATTGTCTACTAGCCGTATTGAAAAAATATCATCTTTGGCCAAGTATGCAAATTAAAAAGTTCAAAAATAGATCTGATATTGTATTACTTCACAATACATATAAAAGAAATGATATTGGCAGTTATAAGGATCTTTATGAGCAATGCAGAAGTGTAGTTCTTGATTTTACATTATCAACTAATAATAATGTCGTTGTTACCTATGCATATTCTATTCCAGATCGTATTAATTATGAAACATATATTAATACTTTGTATGATCCATCTGATAAATGTTTTGAGGCATACGACGGTACAATGATCACAGTTTATAATTATAAAGGAGAATGGTATTTTGGGACAACTAGTTGTCCTGATGCAAATAGTTCAAAATTTTCTCATCCAACTAAAAAACATGGAAATATGCTAGATGAAATTTTATTTGAATACTACAAAAATAATTATACACAAGAGCAAATTATTACAGAGAAGCCTGAAACAATTTCCAAACAAATTAGAAAAATGTTTACAGATAATCTAGATCCAACAATGGCATATGAATTCTTAATTATTCATCATGAAAATAATCATATTATTAATTATACACCATTGTTTGGACCAAATTATAAGGTATTATTTCATATCAATACTAAACAAAGGGATACATTGCAAGAAAAAGATACTTATTCTTCAGTTATTCCTACCCTAATGCAATTAGGTGTTAAATATCCTCTTCAATTTCAGAATATCGAAGAAGCATCAAAATATATGAATGAAAATTTGTGTTGTTATGGTGTAATTGTCAAAAAAAATATGGATGGTAAAATGAAACTTTATAAAATTTCTACAGATCAAATTCATTTTAGAGAAGAAACAGATCCTTGTAATCCAAATGTATGGATTAATATGCTAACAGTTTACATGAAAAATAAAGCCGATTATCATATTAAAGATTATATCAATCATTATGTAAGTAATATAGAATATCCGCTAGATAATAATGGTAAGGCATTGGACCCTACATATTTAATTCATACAGTTATTTCTACCATTAAAGATAGTCTATTCAATCTATATGTTGCAACAACAACATATTACCCAAAATATAACCGGTTCAAAATGAATAAGGAAATGGATAAACAATTTCCTCCTATTATTCAGTATCATTTGGCTCAACTGCGAAATCAGCAAGTATCTATTTACAAAGACAAAATGATTAATCAAGGAAATGTATATTATTATCTATGTCAATGCAATAATGTGAAAAATATTAAAGCACTAATTCAATTCTTTGCATTGAACTCTATTAACGAAATGCCTTCTAGAACAGCTATGTGTTTCACTATTCTTAATAGTCTTCTATCATAAAATTATCTCATATATAAATAAATAAAAATGTTAGAATTTACTACACAGGCATGGGTGTATTTAATTATTAGTGCACTTGCTACAATTATAGCTCTAGGACTTTCTATATACAATCAAGGATTTGGATTATATATTATCGCATATGTAATATATTTTTTCATGTTACTATTAGGTGCATATAATATTAGTTGTCTTACAAAAGGAGAATGTGAAACCTGGAGTTGGTTTGTTACAATTTTATCAATACTTCCAATGATTTTGATAATAAGTATGTCTATATATATAGCTGTTGTTGGAAAGGATATTATTGATAATTCTAAAAATGTCAAATAAAATATTCATAATATAATAGAAATGGAAGCCAAAAAAACAAGATCTTCTAGAGATGTTGTTAAAAAAGTTGTAAAAAGAAGAGTTTCAAAAAGTCCTGTAAGAAAAGTAAAAAGTCCTGCTAAAAAAGTAACTGGTGCTTTAAAGAAAAAAATTACTAAACGTCCTAAAACTCGTGGTGGTGAAAATCAAGAACAAGAACAAGAACAAGAACAAGAACAAGAACAAGAATTAGAAGGAGGTGCTAGAAAACGTATACATAAAAGAATGTGCGCTAGAAAACTATCTCCTTATAATCTCTTTGTAAAACAACGCATGTGTGAAATGAGAAAAACTAATAAGGCACCCGTGGTTGAATTGATGAAGAGTATAGCGATTGAATGGAAAGCTAAAAAATAATTTTTTTTACATATAACAAAAAAAAATGATATATAGAATATATCATTTTATTGATATATTATAGAATGTTTCGCAATTATTCACATAATTCAAATGATCCTTCGAACAATCATTCATTTGAAATCCATAATATTGACTTATCAGTAGTCAACGGTATTAGAAGAATTATCCTTACTGATATTCCAATACCAGGTGTTATAGGAGAATCATTGGAAACAGAGGACCCTACAGTAAATATTTTGAAAAATACAGGAGCGCTACATAATGAAATTATAACTCATAGAATTGGTCTTATTCCTATTTGTTTAACTGAAGATGAAATAGAAGGATATGAAGATGGTAGTATTCAATTAGAACTAAATGTTAAAAATGAGAGTTATAAAATAGAAAATGTTACTACACAACAAATAACAGCAACAAGAAATGATAAACCCATAACAGCAAAGGAACTGGCAACTTTGTTTCCACCAAATAAAGTTTCAAAAGATCATATTTTGATAACACGTCTACGCACAGGAGAACATCTACATTTTAAGGCAAGTGTAGTAAAAAGAACAGGCAGAGATAATGCTTCTTTCAATCCAGTATCATTATGTAATTTCTCTTTTATTCAAGACCCAAATGAGAGTTCAAAACATCAAAATGTATTAGATAAGGAACGCGCATATTATAGAAACAAATATGGCGATCCTATTGCATTTAAGTTTGAAATTGAACATATAAATATAAATATTGGTCCTAAATATCTTATACCAAAATCATTGGATATTATTATCAATAAACTAATTAATATGGTCAATGAATTAGTAAATATAGAAAAATCTCAAGTTCTTAAGATAAATCAATTTCAAGATATTGATAATACATATGAGTTCTTCATAGATAATGAAGATGATACTCTAGGAAACATACTACAATCATATATACATAATAGATGTATTAGAAATGAACAAAAATTAGATATAGATCCACAATGTTTATATGTAGGGTATATTTGCCCTCATCCACTGAAATCACTCATGATTTTACGTATTACATTAGAAGAAGAGACTAATAGAAATAAGTTTGTATCTTTTCTCGAAACAATTTGCAAACTTTTGATAGAAGATTTATCAAATATTAAGACAGAATGGAATAAATTTGCAAATGCAAGTAAAATGTAAAAATATATTTTATAATAATGTATTAAGGAAGAAATATGTCAATAATTATTGATAACAATGTTTTCAATATAGACGAAGAAGATTTAGATGAAATAGAATATTTAGAAATTCTTAGTTTAGATGAAATCATTAAGGATAATCCATCATTTATAGCTTTATCTAGAGACGATATCTACAATAATCTATATGAACTTTTTAAAAATAAAAAGAAATCTATGGATATTACACAATTATTTTATGATATACTTGATAATAATAATGAAAAATTGGGAAAATTAAAAGATTATTCAAATTATGTTTTTAAAATTGATGCTGATAAAAATGATTATTCAGATCTTGATAAAGAACAAGATGCAAAGAACTTTAATAATTTTGAAAAATTAAATATTCAAAGATATAATGATGCAAAAAATAGATATTTTTTTGCTATTAAATATAATGAAAATTCTGATAATCTACGCTTTAAACCTAATCATAAAATAACAACTGAATTATCTGGAGAAAATAAGAGTTTTCCTGTTTTCTATCCAGTGTTTCCACTAGACGATGTAAATCTTCCATTACTAGCATCATATTACAAAATACCGACTGCAACAATTAATGATTATATATATGTTAAAATTACATCACATTTATTCAATACTAAAAATACTAACATTCAACAATCTATACACTATTCTTCAATTGATAATTTAGTAAAAAAAACCAGGCCAGATGTAGATACAATAATTCAATATCTTCAAAATTCATTCGACCTTGATTATAATAATATAAATAATATCTTCAAACGTTTTGGCCATTCATTGGATTTTATATCACATGATGATTTTGATAAACTCTGCGAACATATGAAATATCTTACAGAAAAAGATCAAGAAAGAAAAAGTATTAATCGCAGTTTTAAAATAAAGAGACCAGACCTTATTAATAAAAAACTAGTATATTTTGATAAACTAAATACAACTATCAAACTTTTAAGTTTATCAGAAAAGGTAATTAATTTGCTTGATAATTTAAAACCTGCTCTCGAGCAAAAAAAGTTTGAAATGATTAATTCAAATAACGCTATAGATTTAAAATCATTGAACATTTATGATATAATAAAAGATGTTAATGATGGTAATATTACATTAGAACAAGTAATAAATAGAATTAAACAATTAAAACATGATATTAATATTAATCATAGTTTAAAAACTATTGACGACTTCATAAAAACTAAGGATAATATAGAAAATATAATAGAAGAATACAATGCAATAAGAGATAATTTTGAATATGCTAGATATCATACATTTGACTATGATAAAGACGGAAAACAATTTGTAGTTTTTTATAATGAATTAAAAGAAATACTTGATGGTGAAAATGATGATAATTACGAAGGTGTACCACTAATTTTGAAAAACAATGACTATGAAGCATATGAAGATATGGGAAATATAGCAAACGAGTATCAAGAAGAAAATATAATATCACGAAATGATGATTTAGAACAATACTGGTTAAATATAGCATATAATAATGAGTATGGTTTTATAGAACTTCTTAAAATTTGTTTACCAATGATAAAAAATATACAAAAGATTTCTAATATTCCAATTGATTATAGTCTATTATGTTCAGAATTATTCAAAAGTTTTCGAAATATACCCACAAAACATACTATGCTTTCTAAGAAATTAGAAAATAATAGTATAGTTTTGAATTCAAATGTCATATATGATATATCGAGAATTACACCATATATGTCATTAAATATTGATTTGAATATGGGTAATGAAATAAAAGATATTATAATTGAGGTAAATAATGCATATATCAAAACACTAAATGATGCATTTGTATCAGCAATATCTTGGTGGGCATTATTTATTCAAGAAAAAATACTTAATAATAGCATTATAATAAATGAAAATGATTTAAATCCTACATATGTTGACAAATGGTTTGCATATGGTGTACCTTTACAAAATAAAGAGAAAAATGGTGTATTAACATATTTATGTCATATAGTAATAGATATTTTAAAAGAAACGAATGAATATGCATTAAACGATAATATTTATAAAACTAGTTTGAGTTTTATAGAAGACAACTATAAGGATTTAATAGTCGAACTTCGAAAAAATCATGAAGTAATAAAGGACAAGAAGAAGATAGAAAGAGGCGTAATTGCACAAAGGATAATGATAGAAAATGTGCAAAAACAGAAGTTTGATAAAATAGCAACGGATTTCATAAATGCATTATTATATATGCCTGGTGTTAATTACAAAAAGTTACATAAATTTTTACTTGGATGTTGTTTGCAAAAGATAGACAAAAATTTCAAAGCAGACAATGATTTGACAGCAAATGGACGCAAAGACCTTATTGATATAAAGGCAAAATTTGCAAAAAGGAAAGAAACTAATAAAAAGAGATATATGCGATTTTCTCCAAACAATAATGATGATAAATCAGATGAAAGTATTATTGATGATATACAATATGTTAAAATTCAGCCATATATCTATAATATAAATAATCATGAAACTATTGTCGATGATTGGCTTGATACCATGTATAACAAAAATCCATTATTGCCTAATAGTATTATTGATGAAATCAAAGATAATTCTAGAAATCTAATTTCTCATATAGAAAAACACATTAAAATCATACAAACTACTTCGCGAAATAAAAACAGTGATTTAGACAAATATTTTGTAATAGGAAAAATTAATTATAAAAATATATTATTATCAATATCTAAAACATTAAATCAAAATAATGGTATAGATGATGATACAAATAAAATGATTGAAATATCTATCCAAACAATAAAAAATATATTATCAGATTTATACAAATTAAATCAAGTTGTAAATGATGATAATTTTAATGATATTCATAGAATAAATGCGTATATTATATCAAGAGCAATGTGTTTACCAAGTAATCCTGATTTAAATATTAATTTTTATTTAAGACCAATTATGACAATATCACAAACTTTCATTGAGGAAAATGCTAAAAATATACATAATGACGTGTTGAATATGTTGAAGTTTTCAAAATTCCCAACAATGCAAGAGAATATAGATTTTATAAATAAAAAGCGCGAGGAAAACAAACAAATGAAATTGAATATTTTGAATAACAAAACAGTTGAAGAAAATCAATTAATCAGCAATTTGAAAAAGGCTGGTATAAAACACAACTTAATGAAAATGGATTTAGACGAGATTGATGAAGTAGATGAAATAAATAATGAGATATATGTAAATGACAATGAAACTTCTCAACAAGAACACGATTTCTTTTTAAAACAAGAAGATAATGACGACGATGATGATAATATGGACGGCAATGATATGGGTTTTATATATAGCAGATAAAAGACTATAATAGATCATTAAACCCTAAATATCCTGATAATGCGGACTTGATACCAAAAATTCTATGAGCTATCACACCTAAACCTAAAAATGTAATACATAATAGTAATAAAGATATTAAATATTGAACCCATGTTCGTTTATCTTTGTCTTTCATATCTAATGGGTATACCCACAATAAACTATGTGTAATTAATACAAATACAAATGTTGCTGCTAGATCAAATATAGCTATTTTAAATATTCTATATTTTCTAAGTTCTTCTATAATAGCCATTTATATTATAAAGGATTTTAATTTCAAATTTTGAGAACTCTTGTATAGTATAAATACATAAATGTCAAATTTATTAACATCAAAATACTGTTGATGACAAACACAATGTCTTTATATCGCTTTAGTTTGTTCTGAATAAAAGTAGGGGCATTAGGGTCACAATCAAATGGAATATATACATCTCGAACAATGCCTTTTTTATAACAATAGCTAGATGTAATTATATCTGATAAATAATTGCTATGAGCAATCAAACCAATTACGTTGATATTTTTTTTGTTAGTTTTATTATACATAATAGTATCTAGTAAAATTCTATAAAAGCCACCTAAGTTTTTTTGCGATATGCATCTATGTTGATAACATTTACATTGGACCAACAAAATATCATTATTTTTTAATTTAGCAACAATATCTATACCAGTGTCAAGTAACACTTTAAAACGCATATTTGTTTCATATGTCTTATATCTATCTTTAATATTCATACAATCATCATCAATAATTAATGAAGATTCTAAAAATAAACTATATGGAACATTTTTCCACAAATATGCTTCTTCTATATCATAAAATTTATGCAGCATTCCCAAGACATATTGTTCATATTCATATCCTTTAATATAATTATAATCAATATACTTAATATACTCTAGCAAGGTCATAATTATATATTGTATTAATATGAATATCATTTTTTTTGAAAATTATATAAAACTATAAGCTATATATATAGTTATCTTAGTCTCTTATTATATAAAATATGTTTAATTTGTGTATGCCATGTGTAAAACCTGCTATTGAAGATACAACTGTACATGCGTTTCAATCAAATGAAACTAATTTTGTTTCACAAGATCAACCAGTAAAATACGAAACGCCAACATATCAATATTATCCCTATAATGTACAAACTACACAACCTATTCAATGTTTTCAACCGATTGAATTCATTCCTGTCCAAACTATTCCTATTTATCAATTTCCATATCAACAATATTCACAAACACAAGAACCTCTTCAAACGCCCATTGGTAAGCAAAATTCATCAACATCAAATATTCTAGAAACTTCAAATCAAATGCAAAACACAGTTGATATTAATAAACTTCAACTTCTACTTGAAAGGACGATGTATGAAACGGTATCTGAAGTTTATAAAAATACCGACCCTCAGATGTTTCTTTATATTTTTCCACAAGTTTTGAATGAAGTTCTCACACAAGTTTTGCCATCAACTGTGAAGCAATCCTATAATGTTGAGCATATTATGTAATTTACAATAAACAAGGATCTTTCTTAACCAGCTCTTCTTTTTTTGGATAATAGTTATTATTACTAATATCAATGTCTTCTACAATTTCTGTATCTAATAGTTTTTTATACAAAACTGTTTCAATTTCACTATTTAAATATTTATCATTTATATTAAATACATTTTCTTTGCTATTTTTTGTATCTTCATCAACAGTAACATTTTTTGTTGGCACAAATGCAGAAAAATCTACATTATTCATAGAATCTAATCCTGTAAAAGGATATAACACAATATGGTCTTCACTAACTACACCGATAATTGTAATTAAAATTACGTTTACTGTTTCACCGTTTGTAACTGCTACTATTTTAACATGTTTCCCTTGTAGTTTACCCTCTCTATAAAATATCATTTCTATATCAAACATAAAGTATGATGTATTATCAATATTGTATCTATATCTAAGTAAGATATCATGAACTATTTGTATTGACTTATTATCACCAGGTAACATCATTTCACTATTTTGATTAAGTTTTGTGTTTATGAAGTTAAATATTTTATCATAGTATCTTAATATTTTATTAATAGTATATTCGTCATTTAATGTTTTGGGATTAATCCATTTACTCCATGACGTCCCTTCCGATGCAATTATTAATTCTTCACAGTTACTTTGAAATACTTCTTTCAATTTATTATTGTATGTTTTGTTATCAAATTCATAATAATATGCTTTATTAGCTTCATCTTTTACTTTAACATCATATGGAATACTTGAACTTATTCTATGTCTATTCCATGGAAGTTCCCCAGTATTCTCGTACATTATTCTTGTATTTGCAGGCATATATTTAAATTCATTATTGTAATCTATAAAATTATCTTCAACTACTGATGTAATAATATTATTTTTAACAACTATATAAAATATTATTACTATTAATATTATTGTAATTATTTTGATAATTAATAATGTTGTACTTTTATTCATAATACTCTAACAATTTTAAATAAAATTATTTATATATTTTATAATCTAAAGGAGATATTGTTGTTTTTAAGTTATATCTTATCCTATCTTCTATATCATCGCTAAAAGCATAATCTGGTGTTTTTTGAGTATATGTATTCATTCTTTTACAACAATCTATATCAGTTGTATCACTACATTCATAGCATAATGGCGTGTTTAATTTTGTATCATCAAATTTTGTAAAACCCAATCTTTTTATTCCTAAAGGAAATTCACAAAATCCATTAAGACACCCACCTCTCTTGTTTGGATAGTTTTTATTTGCTTGATAATATGGACAATCTTCATTTACATTACAGCGTTTATCCCATAAACTATAATATGTTTTAGGTGTACCATCAACATTATAAGAAGAATCGCATTGATATTGATTATTAAATATTTTTGCATTTCCATAACAAGCATATTTTTCATTATTACTTATTTTATCATATTGCACATTAAGTCGACTAATAAAGTTTTCATTCATACTTGGTATTTTTTTTATAACAATTGTATTCATAATAGGTATTAATACATTATTATCACTATTTACATAATTTTTGGTTAATTCTTCATTGAAATAATATTGCATATTGTTGTAATTTTCTTTGATAAAAGGATAAAAGGCTTTAAGTCTATTTATATCAACATCTTTAAAACCATTTATAAAGTATGATGAATTACTAATTAATTCCATATATTTACTGTTTAATATAACATATGTAATACAATAATCAAATGTTCTGTCTAACAATTTTAATTCACTGGGTTCTATTTTTTTTAGAACAATTTTTTTGTCATCTAACCGATATGCCTTTATAAGAGCTTGAATAAATAAATAATCACTAATACAAACATATGCTATAGTTTTATTTTCTAAATTCCATATACAATCATTTATATGTTGTTTATCAAAAGACAATAAAACAAATATACCATCCTTATAAGTTATAATATCATCAAACTCTGTTTTAAAGACATACTGATATATATATGGATCAACATGAAGTTCTATTTTATTATTAATTCCAATAATACTTTTATCTATTATTCCGTTATAACTAATACTTTCTATAATTTTTTGATATATTATACCATGAATATTAAGAGCATTATCTACATTCATAATATTATCAGCTATAATATAATTAATATCTTCAAATTGTTCTTTTTTTGTCATCATATTATATGCAATAACATAAATTATAGTAAAACATAAAATAGATATTAGTATAGACAGTTTTATTAACATTTTTCTTCCCTTAATAAAATAGTAGAATAAAGAATGATTTCAAGAAAAGTAATAACTCTTTTAGTATATATAATTATGGTAATATTAATTTTTATTATACAACCAAGTATGTTTTTTGATCACGATGGTAATATAAAATCTTTTAATTTTGAGGTTAGTGACAAAACAACATTATTACCAATAATTTTGATTTTACCCGTGTTAGCAATTATATCTTATTTAATAGTATTAGTATTAGAAATGATATTTACATAAAGAAACTGTTAACATATTAGATTAATGGACGAAGAGTTCTTACAAACTTTATGCGGTAATCATAAAATATATAATTTAATATTTGATTGGTTAAAAAATATAGATTATACCTCACGGATTTCAGAGCAAAGTTGTATATTTGTATCAGGATTTCCATGTACTGGTAAAACATATTCTTTAAACAAAATATGTAAACATGCGAACTGTCATATAATCAATATTGATAATAATAATTGTTATAATTCCAGTCAATTAAAAGATATGATTTTCAAAGCAGCAACATCATCTTTAGTTCAAATATTTACAGATGCCTCAAATAATAAGGTAATTATCATAGATAATTTTGATGCTATCTTTGCTGGTGATAAAACTATTAATACTACATTATTAAAAATACTAACGGATAAAAAACTCAAAAATATACCTATAATTTGTATTACCAATAATGAAATTCAAAAAAAATTGGGTGATATTAAAAAAGCTTGCAAAATATATGATCTTTGTATTCCGACAAAGGAGGAAGTTATATATTTTTTGAAACCAAGAAATTTGACGATTAAAACTATTAATTTATTATATGATAATTCTAATGGAAATTTAGATAAATTATTACAAGATATAGAGCAAGATGATATCGTATATAAACATGAAAAAGATAAGAACTGTGATATTAATATTTTATATGAATATGATTTTGACAGAGAATGTGTAAGACAATTAATTTTGACAGATACATGGTTAATTCCATTAAGATTTCACGAGAATATAATTCTTGAACTTGCTAATCGCAAAATGCCTCTATGTAAAAGAAGAGAGTATTATAAAACATTTATAAATGTATTATGTTTATACGATTTATATATGTATAAAAATAATATAGATACCGCTGTAGAATTATTTACATACAATGTTTACTTTTTATCAATTTTGAAGTATAAAAAATTAAATGTTTCTAATATTAATAACTTCACAAAGATTTTGAGTTATTTGTCATTACAAAAAAAAAATATTAAGACGTCATATAATTCAAAGTTTCCATTATATCAAATTTCCAACTATCATATAAATTTATGCAACAGAAAATTTATTTACTTTTAATAGATAGAAAAACATTATAAAATGACTGATGGTGTAATAGAAGGTATTAATAAAGTTGTAGAAAATGGAAATAATGTATTTTCTAGTATACAAGATACCGCATCCGGTACTTTACAATATGGAACAGAAGGTATATCTGAAAACATTAAGTATGCCAAAGATAAAACTAGTGAAATTTTAGGAAACGCATCTGCTGTATTATATGGAACAATAGGTCTATTGCTACTTTCTTTTATTATTGGTTATGGACTATATGCATTGATTACGGATAACGTTATTTATCAACAAAGAATTTTAGTAACCGGTACAGAAATTCCTATAATATGTAACGAAACATCTGAATTTAAAATAACACAACAATTATCTAATTCAAATGGTAAAAGAAGAAGCTATTCATTTTGGATATACATAAATGACATAAATAAATATAAAGGTGATAGATATCGACACATTGCTCATGTTGGTGAAAGTCACAAATCAATTATTAATGCATCACCATATATAGTATTAGATAAATTTTCTAATAAAATACATGTAAGATTTGCACCAGATGGAGATGCAGAACTTCAATCAACTATAAATAATATATCAGGAAGAACTTTAAATGATATAGAAAATAAGGAAAGTTTATTATTATATAATGGAAATTATCGTTGTGGTTTTACAATTGAATATGTTCCTATACAAAGATGGGTACATGTTGCAGTGGTTTTAACAGATAATAACGGAGGATCTATATATATATATGTAGATGGAGAATTAATAGAAATTAAAGAAAAATCACAAGATTTCATGTTTAACATATCTGAATTGAAATTAGATAATAAGGGTGATCTTTTTGTAGGTGGTAATGTAAATGATTCATTAAATGGCGTAACAGGATTTTCTGGACTTGTTTCAAAATTTGTTATGTATAATTATGATTTAAATCAAAATGACATTTACAAAGAGTATAACAATGGTCCTTTCAGCAGTTTACTTACAAATTTAGGTATTGGAGCATACGGAATAAGAAATCCAATATACAAATTAAATACCGCTTCTTAAGATTTAATTTCCTATGTTTAAAATAGAGAGTTCAAAATATTATTGACAAAATGTTGGAAGATAGTCCATTATTACAAATAATTATATCCTTGATTATCTTATTTTTAATGGGATACTTTGCATATAATATTTACTTAATTGAATTTGAAAAAATGTTGAAAAATTCATCTAATGATATCAGAAAAGAAATAGACATTATTAATGGTATTTTTGATTATAAAACATACACGGAAAGCAAGTTTGTAACAGATAATAAATCAAAAAAAGAATATATGGATATTAATCCGTCAATTAATCAAGAAGGAGGTGCCGAATATTCATATAATTTTTGGTTATATGTTGATAAAAATAAGCTATCAATGAGTGGAGATGATAATAAGGACATAGTACTTTTCTTTAAAGGCGAGAAAAATTTATATTATAGTGCTAACAATTATAATTGTTCATCAAAAAGACAGGGTAATAATAATGTTCCAAATATTCTTATAAAAAATCCACTTGTACGTTTAAGAAACAATGGTTCTAGTTTAATTGTTGAATTTAATAATATATATAATGCTGATTCTTATCAACATCGTTCAGATTATAAAAACTGCAATGATGTTAACGGTGAACAATGGATGGAAAAAAATAAAAATATGTTAGGGATATATAATCTAGATTTTAATAATAAATGGTTTATGGTTACGATAGTAATGAAAGAAGTTTCTGATTCTAATAATATTTTAATTAAAAATAGAGCATCTTGTAAAATTTTTGTGAATGGTCTAAATGTGTTAGATAAAAAAGCTGAAACACGTTATAATAACGAAACATATTCTGCTACATTTAAAAACAACAAATCACCTTTTTATATTAGACCAAAATTTAATAAAGTAAAAAAGGACAATAATATATTTTTTGACCACGACAATATAATCGATGAAAATGTGCTTAAAATTGCAGATTTGAAATATTTTAATTATTCCCTTGATGAAAAAAAGATATTAGAATTATTAGGAAATGGGTTTCGTAAATCGGCAGCACGCATTAATGTCAAATCTGATGAATTGAATTATATTATGGTTTCAGAAAGTGAAATGGATAAAAATGAGATTAAAGAGATCTAAATTATATGTTTGATAATAATAAATGCCTCCAAGAATTTCGTTGTCTGAATTATATAGTTTAAAGGATAAAAAGGAGCTTTCTAAACATGCTATATTTGACAAAATTATAGAAAAATGTCATGATAAAATTAAAAAGAGTGCATTGATTGGCGGTATGAATATTTTTTTCGAAGTACCTTATTATATATATGGCGCACCTTTATATAAAATTGAAGATTGTTTAAACTACATTGTTAATGCATTAAGAAACAATGGTTTATTTGTACAGATATTATCACAACCAAATAATAACATATTGTATATATCATGGAATCCTAGTGATATAACGTATAAAAAGCAATTACCATATAATAGTTTATGAATATCTTGATAGATATTCTTCCCAAGAATCAGATACAATTATATCCCATTCTTCAAGATAGTAATCTTCAAGATCATCAAAATCATATTGTTCCGACATATTTATATATATAATAATAGTAAATACTTAGATCATTTTTTTATATTATATAGGTTTGCTGTATATTTTTTGAATAAATTTTAAGAATACATCATAATTATATAATATTGTTTGTATGGAAAGTCTTTTTGACGGATTAATATGTACTACAGGTAATAATACCTTTTTGTAAAAAATATTTATTATTTTATGTTGTCTCTCATTATTTCTAAATTTATATTGATCAATCAATTCCATAATTGTAAAACAAAGTTTATACGCGTCAACATATTTTATATTATTTATGATATATAATTTTAATTCTTGTGTATTTTTGTCATATAATGAATAAAATAGTTCTCTTAATTCATTTTCATACTCTTCTTCCGAATTATTATATAGGTATAATAT